AAGGCTTGCGCGCGCTGGGTCACCCCGTCCAGCCGGATCGTCGCGTGGCGCCCCGTGGCGCCCGGATAGGCCGCGCGCACGCGCTCCTGCCGCCAGGTCTGCGCGTCGAGATAGACGACCTCCACCGCCTGCGCCGTATCGGGCGAGGGCATGACCCACTCGCGACGGAACGTGCCCCGCAAAATGTTGCGCATCGAATAGAGCGCGACCGGCACCGTCTCCGGCCCGTCGCGCACCACCCGCAGCACGCCGCCTTGCAAGAACACCCGCGCGCGCCCCGCGCGGGCCGCGACGGTCGCGGCCTCCCACCACGTCCCTTCGGCCTCGAACCGGTGATCGAACCGATCGCCGCGCTCGGTCCAGATCGCGTCGAGCGCGGCCAGCGCAGCGGTGTCGATCTGCCAGTCCCCCAGGCCAGGGCCATAGTCGGCGTTGCGCGCCAAGTCCGCGAGCGCCCACGCGATCGAGCGCGTCGGCTGCGGCGCGGTCCACGCGTTGCCGTCCCACATGGGCAATTTGCGCGTCGCCGTGACTGCGATTCGGCGCGAGGCCTGCAACGACAGGTTGCCTGTCGCCCGCAGCCGCAGCGCGAGCAACGTGACCGGGGGCCAATTCTGCGGCGCGGTCAGGTAGCCGCGCAGGCCCGCCCATTGCGCGTCGTGCGCGGCCGCGTCGTTGTTCGCGCGCCGATCCTCACGCCAGGCCCGCACCGCGTAGCGACCCGGCGTGACCGACCAGATTTTCGAGTGCAAGATCGGCGTCGCGGTCTTGTCCCGCAACTCCTCGGTCCCCAGCACCGTCCAGTTGCTGAGCGGCGTGTCGTCGTCGGCGATGCGCCGCGCCTCGAACGTAACTGTCAGAGACTTCTGCGTTTTTTTCGTGCCGGACAGCCCGTGCAGGCCGCGCGGCAGGATCAGGTCTACGCCGATCTGCGCCGCCGTCTGGCCGGGCTCGCAGGCCGGGAAGCCCGCCTGCCCGCCGATCACGCTGCGCACTTCGACTTTTCCGCTTCCAGTGCCGCTGCCCGAGGCCGTGACGGTCCAGGTGTTCTCGTTGGGCACGGTGCCGATCACGTAAACGCCATCTGGCGGACGGTTCGACCCGGTGTCGAATAGCAGCCGGACGACTTGACCCGACGCGCGGTTGTGGTCTTCTTCCTCGATCGTCACGAGCCCGCCGGCGCGCGACCAGTCGGCCCGCACCCGGCCGCGCAGCTCCTGCCCCGAGACGACGTCCGAGGACTCGACCGCCGTGGGGAATAGCGTGACCTGCCCGCCGGGCGGGACGATCTCGGTCTCGACCTCGCCGAACGAAGACAGTGGCGTGTCGCCGATCGTGATTGCCTCCACGTCGAACTCGCCCGCGCCCAGACAGTGCAGCTGGAACAGATACTGAACGTTGCCGCTGTTCTCGACGTAAGGCTCGGCCGCGAAATCCGGGAAAAACCGCAGCCGGCCGTAGTGCACCGGAATCGCCTGTTCCAAGCGCGCAAGGTTGCCTTGCGGCTGCAAGGTGAAAGCCCGGCCGGGCTGGTCGGGTTTCGGCGGCGGAATCAGGGCGTTGATCAGATATTGCCCGCCGATCAGGATCGTCGCCTGCGCCAGCGCCGTGACGAATTTCCCGCCACCCAGCAAACCGCCGATCCAGCCGCCGACAGGGCCAGCGACCGCGATCAGCGCGATCGACAGCAGCGCTCGCAGCGGGTCGCTATTTCCGCCCGCGCCGCCGCCCGCGGGCAGGCGCACGAACGCGAGATGATCGCCATCGCGCAGCCGCCGACGCCAGCCCGCGCGCAGCAGAGGCCTGCCGTTCAGAATTGCGATCACCGGGCCACCGGCGGGCGCCAGCGACCGCACCCGGGCGCGGCGCCGCAGCGTGCGCCGCTCGACGCCGGAACAGGCCAGGAACGGATGCGCGACCGTGACGACCTGCGCCCTCATGCAGCCCCTTTCCACCGCCAGAAACCGACCACACGAAAACCCTGAACGGGCAGCCGCGCCAGCGGCACGCAAACCGCGCCCTCGCCCCGCACGGCGTGCAGCACTCGCCCGGGCGCGACGTAGACGCCGACGTGGCAGGGCTCCCGCCGCGCAGCCATCAGCACCGCGTCCCCGTCGCGGGCCGTCAATACCGGCACCCAGTCGCCGCTCGCACAGCCCGCCGCCAGCGCGCGGCGCTCGGCCCGCGGGTCGGCCGCGACGGGCACGTCCGGCACGTTCCAGCCGAACTCGGTCCGCCACACTTGGCACGCCAGCCGCCAGCAGCCTTGCCCGTCGGCCGCCCACGGAACGCCGACCCACCGCGCAGCCCAGCTCATGTGAAATCCAGCGTCGGGAACTGCTCGGCGCGGTAGGCGAGGCGCGGAAACGCCTCGTTCACCAGATCGGGCCATCCGGCAGTCGCGGTGACGCGGGCAAGCCCGGCACCCGCCGTCTGCAAATGAAGCCCACGCAGCACCATCTCGGGACCGTCGCCGGCGGTCGGGAGCAGGTAGCGCCGCCAGAGAATCTCAACCGGCGCGGGCGAGGTCACGGCCAGCGACAGTTGCGCCGAAACTTCGCGCTCGACGTTGTCGATCTCGACCCGCAGCTCGGCCGCGCCCTCGTCGGTCACCGCCGGCGGCACCAGCCGGAACGGCACCGGCAGGAACGTCACCATGGCTCCCGCATCCCGCGGCGCGTCGTCCTCAAGGCGGGCATCGAGCGCCCGGCCGCCCGCCGCTACCCGCACCGCAGCGGTGAACGCAGGATGCCACAGTTCGAGCGTGTCGACCGCGATCGCCTCCACCGGCGCGCTCGCATAGGCCTCTCGGATTGCCTCGCTCAACAACGGATCAGGCATCGCGCACCAGAACCGGCAGTTGAACGCGCCAGTTCAGACCCATTTGCGGCTGCGCCTCGGGCGGGCCAGCGGCCTGCACCTCGCGCGACACATAACGGTGACCGGACAGAATCGGGCAAAACCACCACGCGGCACCTTCGGCCGCCCCCAGCGCCCGGCCGTCGCCGGCCGTCGGCAAGAACACCCGGGCCCCGTCGTCGGGCCGCCAGACGAACTGCGACAGCTCGATCGTCGCAACTCCGTCGCCCAGAAAAGTGGCGTTGCCCGAGCCGTCCAGCGCGGCAACGTGGGCAAGGGGCGAGGCCGCGCCGCTGCCCACCGGCACCGACAGCCGCAGACGCAGCCGCCCACGGTGCTCGGACGCGCTGGCCCAGACGCCCGAGTTGGCGGACAGGATTGTGCCGGCCACGGGGTCGATCTGAGCCCCGCGCAGCGTCTCGTCGCGCCCCCGGACGCCAATCCGCAGCCGGGCGACGCCTGAGGTCCGCACGGTCAGGACGACCGCGCAAGCGCTACCGGCTCCCCAGCCCCACGGCGCCAGCGTGCGGCGCAGCCGGTGCTCTCCAGTCGTTGCGGTCACGGTCACCAGCGGGCAGGCGACGGCATCGGCCCCAAGCGCGCCGCCCTCAGCTACGCTCATTCCCAGCGCGGTCCAGCCGGTCAGGCTGTCCGAGGCGCCCGTCAGACTCCACGGGTCGTCCGCCCACCACGCATCAAATGCCGATTTTTCCGGGCCGGTCAGTTGCGCGGCAAGCGTGACGCGACGGCCGGGCGACCGGTAGAGCCGCCGGGCGCGCTGCCCGGTGTCGAAATCCGACCTCAGCACCGCGTCCACCTGCGCCACGACGCTGTCGGGCGTGAACGGGTCGGGCAAGTCGTCGGACCAGCGGCGCACGCTCACCGACCGACCCTCCTGATGCCGTAGACCTCGCCCAGCATGCGAGCGAGCGGCCCGGTCCCGCGCGCGGCGCGGTTCACAATTCGAGCCTCGGCCTGCTCGATCAGCGCCTCGATCACCGTTTCGCCGCCCTCGCTGCGCTGTTCAACGCTCACCCGCTCGTCGCCCTGAGCGGCGGTGTTGTTCACGACCAGCCGAACGTTGACCTGCGGCGCGACGCTGGCACCCGCCACGCCGGGCGGCAGGCCGGGCTGTCGCATTGCGCTGATCATCCGGTCGGGCACCCCGCCCAGGCTGAACGGCACGGCCACCCCCAGCGCACCGCTTGCCGCGCGCATCAGCGGCAGGGATGTTTCGCCCGAAGGGCCGACCGCGCGCACCGCGGGCGCCGAAGCGCTGCCCACCAGCGGCAAGATCGCTTCGGCCTCGGCCTCGCGTCGACCTGGAACTCCGCCGGCCGCGAACGGCACCGGCTGGTCCACTGGCAGGTCCACCGCCAGATGCCCCGAGGCCGCCCGCGTCAGCGCCGCCGCCGTCTCTCCCCCGCCCGGCATGATCGCGCGCACCGCGGGCGCCGAGGCGCTGCCCACCAGCGGCAGGATGGCCTCGGGCCCGGCCTCACCCATCAGCCCGACTTGTCCGCGCGCCATCGGGAACAGCGTCGGCCGATCGACCACCTTGTCGCGCGCCTGCGAGAGCGACGACAGAACCGCCGCCGCTCCCAAGTCGGGCAGGCCCCCGGCCGCAAACGGCACCAGCTGCCCGGCCGCAATCACGCTGCCTTTGGCGCTGGCGAAAATCCCGCTGAAAAGCGTCCCGACCAGATTGCCCAGCAGGCCGCCGATGGTCTGCTGATAGGTCAAGCGCAGGAACTCGGTCAGGATAATGTCAACCAGCATTGCCGCCGCGTTGCCGCCGTTTTTGACCCAGCTCACAAATGCGTTTTCGCCCGCCTGGTCGATCCGCTGGGCGATTTGCTCAACTGCCTTGCCCAAATCGTCCTGGAGCGTCACGCCGAGGTCGACCACAGCAGCGCGGATGCGCTCCATGGCCGCCTCGCCGGCCGCGCCCAGCCCGTCGAGCTGCGGCATCAGGTCGGCCAGCTCGCCTGCGATCCGCGCCTTGGCGTCGGCAATGGCATTTTGGCCTTCGGCCGTGGTCATCAGACCCAGGCTCACGCGGTTGTTGATCTGGGCGATTTTCTGATCGAGCTCGGCCAGCAGTGCCGCCGCTTCGTCTTGCACCCGCGACAGCGCGTCCACCGGCGCAGCGCCGCCGCCACCGCCGCCACCTGCCGCCGCCGGCGGCTTGTTGGCCAACGCCGCGCGCGCCCGGGCCTCGGCGGCGGCCACGGCCTCGCGCAGCTGACGGTCCAGCGCCTCAGTCTCCAACCTGTCGGCGACGCGGCGCGCCTCGGCCTGAATCGCCAGAACGCGGGCGCGCTCGATCTCTCCGGCCAGGCGCACCGGGTCGTCGCGGTAGAGCCCGCGCAGCCGTTCCTCTTCTGCCCCGGCCAGATTGGCGCCGATCATTCCCTGCACCAGCGAGAACGCGCGGCCGAGCGCGGCGGCCACGCCTTCCGCCTCGGCTCGGGCGCGCGCCATTGCCCCGGCCATATCCGCGCTGGCCAGCCGCTGCGCCGCGTCGTAGGCTTCGAGGATGCGGTCGCGCAGGTCGGCAGCCACGCCCTCGGCGTCGAGCTTCGCCGCCAGCGCCGCACGCTCGGCCTCGGCCCGCGCGGCCGTCGCCTCGGCGCTGTCTCGGCCGAATTTCGCCTCGATCTCGGCCAGACGCGCGCGCTCCTGCCACATGGCAAGCTGCGCCTCTCCGCCAGCCTGCGCACGAGCGGCAACGGTTTCGCGCACAGCGGCGGCAATTCTCTCGTAGGCTTCGGCGTCACGCTCGGGGTCGACCCCGGCGGCGCGCGCGGCCTTGAGCGTTTCCTGCTCGATCCGCGTCAGCCTCGCCGCCTCGGCTTCGGCCCTGAGCCCTTCGATCACTCCGGCGATGCGGCCCTGCCGGATGGCCTCCTGCGCCTCGGCCGCCCTGCGCTTGGCCTCGGCGCGGCGGGCAAGCGCGGCATCCAGAACAGCTTGCTCGGCGGCGAGTTGCTTTTCCAATTCGGCGATGGCGCCGACGCGAGCAACCTCTTCGGCCGACGGCGCTTCCCCGGTCGGCGCCTTGCGGATAGCTGCGCTTGCCGCCTCCAAAGCCTGCTCAGCTTTGACCTTCTCATCAACCAGCGCCTGGAGCTGGTCTCCAAGTGGCCCAGTTTCGGACACCGGCGCGCGCGCCATCTGTAGCGCCATCAGCCGGGACCTCAACTCCTCTACCGACGCAGTCAGACGATCCACGTTCTGCTGCGCCTCTCCGAACGTCACGGCGAGCGGGTTTTGCTGCCCACTGGCGGCCGCCTCGGCCAAAAGCTTATCCCGCTTTTCGATCAGTTCAGCGACCCGCGCTTCCATCTCCTCGATAGAGGGCTCATTGTCTTCGCTAATCGCTTCGCGCAACATGCTCACGCCGCTGGCAACGGCGCGGATGGCCTCGTTCAGCCCCAGCATTTCGGCAATCCGCCCGCCGACCGTCTCGCCGAACTCCGCCAGCTCGTGACCCAGAACGCGGAACGCCCCGGCCAGCCCCGCGCCCTGCGCCGCACCCGCGCCGCCCACCTGCCCCTCGACAGCCTCAAGGATCAGCCCTTGAGCCTCAGCCGTGCGGCCGGTCTCGACGAGAGCCTGAATGACCCGCTTTTGCTCGGCCGAAAACGACACCCCCACCCTGGTCAGCGACGACAGGCCCTCGATCGGGTTTTCCAGCGCCTTGCCCAGCTGCACTGCCGCGGACTCGACACTGCCGAACCCGACCGCAGCCAGGTCCACCGCAGCGGCGAGAGTGCGGTCGAACGCCTCGCCCGAAATCGAGCGGAACGTCAGAAGTTGCGTCGCGGCCGAGCGGACCACATCCGCCGCGGCCGCTCCGGCTCGGGCGTGGCCTTGCACCAGCCGCTCAATGTCGGCCGCCGTGCGACCCGCGGCGCCGCCGGTGGCCCTGATCGTCTGCTCAAGCAACAGCGCCTGGCGCTCGGCTTCGGCAAACGCAGTCACGGTGCCGCGGATCGTGGCGGTGATCGCCTGCCAGCTGACCACGGCGGCCGCGGCCGCCACGGCCCCCTTGGCGAACCCAGCCATGAACTCGCCGGCCGAGCGCATTTCCAGCGTCAGCGCCTTGGCGCTGCCCGTTGCCCCGCCTGCGGCCTGTTGCAGCCCCCGCAGTTCGGCCTGCGTCTGGCGCAGACGCGACAGAGCCTCGGCCGCCTCGGCAGTGATAACGAATTTGAGTTGCGTTTCGGTCACGCGTCACTCTCCGTCCGGGAGCTGTCGTCGCCGGCGAGGGCGGCGGCGGCTGCGCGCGCGAGGGCGCGTTCGTTGATGGCGTGCATTCGGTCCCATTCCGATTCGACGCCCATCGCGGCAGAGGCGAACCGGTCCCAGGTCTGGGCGTCGGCCAGCGACCCCAGGCGCACCGCCTCTGCCATGCGCAACTGCTCCTCGCGGGCCAGCCGCGCATGGGCGGTAAAAAGGCGCAGCAACGCGCTCCAGGGCATTGCCTTCAGTTCGGACCAGCCGTGACCGGCCCGGACGAGCCGGGCGAGGATGTCAGACCATCCGACCCGTTCAGCGCGGCGCGCGCGGCCGGGATCCCGCGATAGATCACCGGCAGCACGCGGCGCGCGAAAAAACCGACGTTCGCAACCACCACCGCGTTGACCACGTCGAACAGGTCAGGAAGGTCTTTGGCCTCGCAAGCCGCAAGCTCGTCGCGCGGCACGCCGGTCAGATCGGACAACGCCGCGACGATCACGGGCAGCTCTGCGGCAATAGTGTCCAACGGGTCTTCACTATTGCATATCCGCTGCCAGCCTTGGATCACGCTCGCCGCCGAGCGCAGCTGCGGCAGGGAGGCGGGCAGGACTTCGACTGTCTTTCCCAGCAGCCTGACAATGCGCGGCTGGGGGAACAGATCATCCAGATCGTCGCTCACCGGCAGATCAGCCTCAGGTCGTCGTCACGGGCAACGCCGGTCGGGACGGGGTAGACCTTGAACCGCTTCATCAGACGGCCGCCCATTTCCTGGCTGTCGAACTCGGCCAACTGCACCTGGGGGAAGAACAACGCCAGCCGTCTACCGCTTACCGTTCCGATATTCCAGCCAAGGGAGGTGTAGGTGATTTGCCGGACGTAGCCGTCCAACTGAATTTCCTGCGCCGTGGTCAGATACAGGTCAAGCTCGATCTCCGGGCGGCGCGCGGCGATCGTCGCGCCCGACCGCCCGAGAATCGGCGAGTGCTGAACGTCCACGCCCAGCCTGAGCGTCAGGCCGAACGAGGGGTAATCCTGGCCGCCACTGACAGCCCCGGTGGTGACGCTGTAGGTGCAGCCCAGCCGCACATCGCCGGAGTTGTCGTCGGTGATCACCTGCACGTTGTTCCAGGCCGGATCGTAGTCGAACCCCAGCGACGAGGCCGCCGGGGTGCCGAGCCGCGCGCCGAGATACTCGAACTCGAACCTCGGGATGTCGCCCGCGCGCAGGTTCAACGTCGCCGTTCCGAGCGCATTGATGACCTTCCGGTGCAACCCGCCCTCGGTGAA